AATAACTTGAACACAATTCGGAACTACAAAAATGAAAAACATGAACATTCTGTACAATCCATATAAAATGTAATAAAGTACATTAAAATATCCATGAAATCCATATTTAGTAAATATGAATAAATGAATCATTCCAATAATATAGGCTACATGAATGTATTTAATCATATTTTTATTAGTAACTACTTTTTCTCGTAATTTAGTAACTCTTGGTTTCCAATAAGTTTCTTCTTTTTCTTCTAATTTATTGTTGTCGTCCATTAAATCTTTATTATCTTCTAAAGCTTCATCAATCCGTTTATTTAATGATTCAATCTTTTTATTGTTTTCTTCCAATTTTTGACTAACAATTTCTTCATGAGTCATTAAAACGTCCATTAATTCTTTTAATTCTATGTATTTCTTATGCTTAATAAATTCATCTACAATATGGATTATATCTTTATTTTTATATTTTTCAATGATTTTAGAATGATGTGCGAGTTTTTCATTTAATTCCCTTTCTTTTTGTTCTTGAGCACTCATTTGCTGTCCAAGTTTAATTAATTCCTCTTCAGTTTTAAGTTTTGATTCATTTTTTATTTGTTCTTGTGTTTTAAATTGGGTATATACTTTAGTATTGATATTTTCAACATTAATGTAATCATCATTAGCAACAATATTCATATTTACTTCAATTACTTGTATTTATTGGAATTTAAAATAAATATTCAAAATAAATCAATTTTTAATATTTTTATAAATAGTATATGATATAGTATTATGAATGAAAAATCAAATCCATGTACAGATAATTTAACTGACGAAGAATATTTAATTCATATGATACCGCATCATCAAGTTGCGATTGATATGTCAAAAGAATTACAAAAAAAAACAAAAAAACCAAATATGATATATTTAACTAGAGAAATCATAAGAAAACAAGGTTATGAAATATGGGAAATGGAAATGATTAAAAAAAATATTCAATTTAATTATATTCCATTAAATTCGAATATTAATGTAAATAAAAATGATTATTGTATTTTTGAATCAAAATCAGAAATATGTAGTAAAAAAAATATAAATGAAAATTGTAATCCTTTATTTTTTAATCCAGAAGAACATATGAAACATATGAAAAATATGAATATTAATGATAAATCATATTTAACACATATGATTCCACACCATCAAGTAGCTATAAATATGAGTAAAAGATTATTATTATATACAAATAATTCATATTTAAGAGATTTTTGTTATCAATTAATTATCAATCAACAAGCTGAAATTTTTTATATGAAAAGTTTATTACAAGATATGAATATGTATGAAAGTAATGAATTTTAAATATATTATATAATTATAGATATAATTATGAATAATAGCTCACATATTTTTAAACGCATACAAAAATACATTGATAAATACATTAATAAATATAGATTATTAATTATACAAACAAATTCATACAAAAATGAAAAATATTTAAAAACAAAAGAAAAATATGAAAAATACAAATATGATTTTCATAAATATAATGTAAAATTAGTAACTATTAAAAACAAAAATTATGATTTTAATATTTATTTAATTGGTTATGATGGAAAATTGAAAAAAACTTATAAACAAATGAATAAAAATTCAATACTGAAAAATATAAAATCAATGCCCATGGGAAAAATAGAATCTAATTTAAAGGAAAAACAATCAAATAAAAAATTAAGTTTATATGAAAATTATCATCCAAAAACTACAATTAAAGGATTAGGCTTTAAAGACGAAAAAACAGCAATAAATACAATAAAAGTTATTAAAAATAAGCCATTAACTTATCAAAAAAATGTTATTAATACTATGTATTATAGAGCCAAATATCATCCAAATCAAACAGAAAATATGAGAAAAGCAATGAAACTTTTTAAAAAATGGTTAAAAAATAATTAATTTAAAATATTATAAATAATTAATGAACTACCCCTTTTTATCTATTTCAACTATTCATTATTATGATAAATTAGCTTCTTATTATAATATATCAAGAAAAGCACGTGGTTTAGAAAAACCAAATACAACAGATTTAGGATTTCTTCAAGTATATCAAAAAAATTCAGATCAAAAAAAATTAAATAATTTACCCGTAAAAAAATCAAATCCTAATGGAGCAACCTGGGCTAAAACAAGAATCAATAGAATTAATGCAAAGTTAGGTCAAATGAAATCCCAAAATATTCCTTTTTTTCATAATGAAGGAAAATTAAAAGGTCTTCCAACAAAGATGCATACTATTTTAATTATGTGGGCATATTCACCACATAGTTCAAAAATAAAAGAGTTAAAACAAAAAAATATATTAATAATATTAAATGAATAATATTAAGATAATTAATCAGTTCCTAATTCTTCATTTTCATATTCTTTTTCCAATTCCTCCATTTCATTATTATACTTTTCTATCAAATTATTATTATATAACTCAATTTCTTTATATAATTTATTATATTCATTATTATTGTCTTTGATAAAATCATATATATTATATTTTACATTTATATTTTTATCCATAAATGGTAAATAATGACTATATATATATTCTCTAAATTCAAAAGATATATCTTCTATTTGTTTCATATATTTATCCTGAAATTCATCTTCTACATTTCTAAATTCTAATACACTATATGGATTTATTATAATTTCTTCTTTTTCCTTTTTTATTTCTTTTATTAAATCTTTCTGTTCTAAGTCTGATGTTTTTTCTACAATTTTTGCCCAATTCATTATAATAAAATTTAATTAATAAAAATTATTATAAACCTAAGTATATTTATTTTTAAATAACAAATCTTTAAATAGATTTAAACCATATAACTAAATAATTCCGCATTTTTTAATTCTCGATTTTGACTATTATGATATATCATATAACAAAAATTATTAAATGTTTCATTATTATTGTTAAAATTGATTCCCTTTTTTTCTGAAATAACTAAAAAATTATTATATAAAATATTTAATAAAGTATTATAATTATTTACCCATTCTTCATAAAAAATCATATTTATACTATTTCTTATTTATGTTTATTTCTTTAAATCCAATATTTTCAATACCAATTTTTGACTACTATTTCTATCACTATAAATATGGTTTGTCGCTTGAGTAGCTAAATTTTCATCTTTTAAAAATTGTTTTAATCTTTCAAAAATTAATTTTTTTGTAATCGATTCAGTAGTTTTTGATGAACCACATTTTATTTTATTATTTTCAAAAATAATTTCTTTGTCCAATATATCATTATTAGACATATAATTAATGATTGTATCATGTATTTTATCTTTTTTATTTTTTAAATTTTTCATTTTTTCTTTATACATTTCTTCTTCTTTGTTTAAAGTAATAAAATCATTAATAAATTGTTTTAATTGATTTTTATCAGTCATATTATATTATATTTTATTAATGATTTATTTTTAAATATAATTATTTAAATAGTATTAAATATTTAATTTAAATTTTTAAATAAATATATTTTTATATAAACTATTATTATATTAATATATGAATTCAATATATCCATTAAGAAATATTAGATATTTTAATGAATATAATTCTGAAACAAAAGAACTTGAATTTAGTAAATATAATTTCAACTTTGATTTATACAAATCAGAATTTGGTTTAGGAGATAAAACAAAATTAGAAATATTTGATAATTTTATTCTAAGAAATGGTTGGGATTATAAAAAACCAACAGTTGTAAAACAAGAATTTAAACAATATTTTTTACCAATGACAAAACAAATTCAAAATTATAATAGTTATGTAGGTATGTCCATTCATCCAGGATATATTAATATATTTAATTTAAATTCTTATATTCCATATGAAGTTTTAGCAGAAATTTGATTTAGTATTTTATTCAAATAACCAAATAAGAAGATTGCAAGATTATTATTTTAATGATATAAATAATAATATATATAGTAAATATAGAAGAAGAAAAAAAAGATTATAGAAAAAAGAGGAAGAAGAAAAAAAAGATTATAAAAGAGAAGAAGAACAAAATTATAAAAAGAGAAGATGATTATAGAAAGAGAAGTAGTCGTTATAAAAAAATAAATTATAAAAAATCATAATTTAATTTTAAAAATAAATATTTTTTATAAAAAGTTTATTTATAGTTCATTATAAATAACAATATAAATATTTAAACTTAAAGCAACTAATAACCATAAAATATATGGAATTAATAAATAACTTGCTATTTTATCTATTTTATTAAATAATACATAAGTATAAATAACCAATGCAAATATAAGTACTAAAACAAATAAAGCAAATTTAATCATTCTTAAATTGAAAAATATAGTTGTCCAACTTAAATTAATTAATAATTGAACAAAAAATATTGTTAAAGCATAACAAAATGGATTGCATTTTTTATTAATAAAAATTAAGTATGCAGAAATTGCCATTAATATATATAAAATTGTCCAAACTACTCCAAAAACATAACTTGGTGGATTCCAAGGAGCTTTTTTTAACTTTTGATACCATTCATTCATTTATAATTATAAGATATATAATTATAAAAATAATAAAAATAATAAAAATAATAAAAATAATAATAATAAAAATAATAATAATAAAAATAAAAATATAAAAATAAATATAAAAATAGTAATAAAAAAATTTAAGACATAATTACTTTTCTAAGTTCATCAACATTTTCTATATATTTTGGAACCATTTCTATAAAAACTACAACTAACGCAATATGAATACTATAATCTAAAGTAGTTAATGGATTAAATTTAGGATAAATTAAATTAGGAATACTAGGAAATAATAATGCTATTTTTCTTATATAAAAAAATGCTATAATAATTACAAATGTTTCAAGAAATACTATTGTAAATATTTTTAATTTCTTTTTTATTTTAGAATCTACTTTATCAATTTTACTTTCAATATTATAGTCTGTAGTAAAATAAAATTTATTCACTAGATACATAAAAATACATAGCAAAATCAAAAATATAAATGAATATTGAAATATTTCAGCTATTTTACACAATCTTATAGAATCTAAAGTAATTAACTGCATAAATCTTTCTTTAAAATTATACATAATTATATATTATTGAGATAAATATATGAATAAAAAAAATAATTAATTTAAATTTAATTATGAATAATTTAATTATGAATTATTAAATAAGTTCAGCCATATCTACCTGAGATAAAAACATTCTTCTACAACAATATTTATGAACTTTAAGTTCATCTAAAATTTTTCCTTCAATACTTTTATTTTTAATATCTTCTACATTAATAAATCTTTTTTTCTGATTGTTTATTACATCATCTTTTAAATATTCTAATTGAATTTTTTCAGTATAATTTTTCCATTTATGAGCAATAAGACTATTGCACGTAAAACATCTAATTGGAATAATCATTTTATATATTTAATAAATAATTTTTTTTTATATAGAAATATTTCAATTTATTTAATTTTTTTAAAGAAGCGTTTATTTTTTATAAATTTAATATACATTTAATTTATAATGGATACTAAAGCTAATCTACACGCTAAAGTTAAACTTAATGAATTAGCAGCTCAACATAATCGTCTTACTACACTATGTGCTTTCTTATTAAACGAAGTAAATACACTAAAAAAAGAAGTTAATTCAATGAAAAGTGGAGATATGCAATTAAGCTCTAATAATCAAAATAAATTGAATCAACAAAGTTCTTCTAATAATGCTCCAAATTTTTCTGAATTAAAAGCTGAAGAAATTCTAAAACAACTAAGTATTAATAATACTGACATGTAATTCATGTAATTCATGTAATTCATGTAATTCATGTAATTCATGTAATTCATGTAATTCATGTAATTCATGTAATTCATGTAATTCATGTAATTCATTTAATTTTATTTTTTATTTTTATTTATTAAATTATGAAACTAATAAATTATGTATGTTCATTAGGAACTTCATGTCATAGTGCTTGTTGGATTAAAAATATGAATTATAAAAAATGTAGTTATCCATTTGATTGGATATTTGCTAAACCAAATATAGTAATTGATTGTCTTCATGATGATTTTAAAATATTATTAAATAAAAAATATCATATAGAACATCAATCAAAAGAAAAAGGAAGATCAGGGCATAAAAAATATCATGAAAAATTATTTAATCATCATGATGTTTTAACAGAAAAAGATTATAATTATTTTGTTCGTTGTGTTAATCGTTTTCATTTATTATTGTTAAAAAAACAAAATAAATTATTTATTATTACTTATACAAATCAAAAAGAAAATATGTCAAATGAAGATTTAGATAACATTAATAAAATTTATTATTCATTGAAACCATTAACTAATAGGAAATGAATTAAAACTAAATATTAATAATTTAAATAATAATTTTAAGTTATTAGAAATAATAACAAAAGATAAAAGTACAGGAACAAGAATGAGTAATAAATATGAAGATAGATTTTTTAATAAATCTATTTCTAAATTATATACATTTAATATATTAGATGATATACATTAATTTTATATATTTTTTTTAATTATTTTTTCATTATTATTTTTTTTAATATATAATAATATTATATATGGATAATCTATTTTATAAATATTTTCTATTAGGATTAATTATTTTATCTTTTGTATTAAATCCTTTTGCTAAAAAACAAGCTTCAAAAAATTTAAAATCTAGTGAATATTTCTTAATAAATCAAATTATTATTGTAACATTAGTAATATTTTATTCAATATACTTATTTTATAATAATCATTGTGATATTAATTGTATCAAAAAAATGTCTTCTAAAGAAATTATGTGGTCTGTATTTGCTGGTTTTATTGGTATTATAGGCTCAGTCGCATTAATAGCAGTTATTCAATTAGATGAAATAACATTTATTATGCCAAATATTCAACCTATTGTTATTTTAATAGGTGCTGTACTTGGTTATTATGTTTTTAATGAAAGTATGGGAACATATAAAATGATTGGAATTATATTAATAATACTTGGCGCATTTTGTGTTAATTATGATAAATTTAAAAATAATTCAATTACAAAAAAAGTTAAATAATTTTTATAAGTTTTTCAAAATCGTCTTTTAAATAAGTTTTAGTAAATTTATTTTTATTTTTTATTTTTGTTATAATATTTATTAAATTTATTTTAAAATTTTTATTATTTTTTAGTAATTCTATAAAATTATCATATTTTTTTATAAAATTATTTAATTCGGAAAAACATGAAGATAAAAATAATAAATGGTCTTTTAGGTATATATCATATTTATGTTTATTAATATAAATCATATCATTTTTTGTTATATACTTTTTTAAAATTTTATTATTAAAATTTTTAATTATATACGGAATAAATATATTTCCTAAAAATACTTCATCATATCCATATCTACTTTTTATTCTATTAATTGAATCATTTTTTGTGTCTTTGTAATCGCAATCACATTTATAATCATATTTATTTGATATATTTTTAATTACATAATCAAATTCTTTTAAATATTTCCCATTATTTTTATAATCTTCTAAAAAATTAAATAATACATTATCTTCTATTTTAGTTAATAAAATAATATTATATCCTAAGGCAGGATAATATAAATTATTATAAATAGATTTATAATAATGAAATTGTTTACTTTTTATTTTTCGTAATGGATAAATATCATAATTATTATAATAATAAAAACTTTTATCTTTTTTTTCTTTTAAAATCCAATTTATACTTGTATTATATCTAAAATAATTTTTTTTTTTTGTAATACATTCCTCTAAAATTTTAAATTCCTCTTCTTTTTTTAAAAATTTTATTAAAATATTAGGCTGTGTTGCTATACATATATCATAATTCATTATATTTTTAAAAAAATTAAAAAATGGTAGCCATCTTATAAACATGCCAAAAACATCAATATGAAAAATTTTATTTCTAAATTGAGGAAAATTATAATAACAAGTAATAATATTTTTATTTTTATTATTATTTAAAAATTTTATAAATGTATTTTTATTATTATCTGAAATATTTTTATTATATTTTGTATTAATTAAACTTTCATCATAAAAAACTAATAAATATACATTATAATTATTAATATATTTTAATTTATTTATCCTATCAATATTTTCATAAAATAAATTCATATAATATTCAAAAGGACGATAAGAATTATTTAATCTAAATAATGATATACTAAATAAAATATTTTTTTTTGTTTTTGGAATAAATGAAAAATTTAATGAAAAATTTATATTATTTATTTCAAAATTAAAATTTACCATATATATAATAAATAAATTTAATTAATTTATTTTAATTTTAAATTTATATATTATAAATTATATAAAATTTAAATATAAAACTCTTATATAAATTTATAAAAATTAATTAATTTATGTAAATTATAATATATTTATTAATTATATATGTCAATATTTATTGAAGGAAAAGGTGGTTTATGTAATAGTTTATTTCAAATTGCCACTGCTATTAATTTTAAAAATAAATATAATTTTGACGATATTATATTAGATGAAAAATCATATTTATTACATTATGGAACATCTGGTGCTAAAAATTATGATAAATTAGAAAGAAAAAGAAAAATGATAGTTGCTTTCGATATATTTAATAGAAAAAAACAATTAATAATTAATAATAAAGAAATTAGTTATAAAGATTCTTTACTAAAAAAATTTAAATGGGGATTAATAAAAAAAGATAGTTTTGTATATGAATCAGTTAAAAATATGCCTTATTCTACAAATTCTTGTATTAATATAAATTTTGATGATATTGAAGAAATAGGAATTCATAATAAAAATAATCCAAAAAATAAAAAAAATATTTTATTAAAAGGTTTGTTTCAAAATTTTAATTATTTTGATGGTGTTCGTTTAGAATTTTTAAATAGCTTAAACTTAAATAAACAAGAAGTTCTAAAAAAATATCCAAATATTGAAAATGGAATTATGATTGGTTTAAGAGGAGATATTGATTATAAAAATGCGTTAATATCATCTAATCAATTTATATTAAATTCAAAATCTTATGAATTAGCCTTAAATAAACTTTATAAAATGTATCCTGAAACTAAAAAATCACCATTATTTATTATATCAGATTTAGATAATATTTGGACAAAAATGCGTTTAAATAAAAAATATCCTGCAACTGAAATAAATGAAAATGATGTTTTTCAATTTAATGCAGGAATATTATGCAAACATTATATTCCTTCGTGTAGTACATTTCATTGGATGATTTCATATTTAGGAGAAAAAAAAGATTCTAAAATTTTATATTTTGATAATCATATAATTTCAAGACAAAATTTAGTAAAACCTCATTGGATTCCTGTTTATTTAGGTGAAAAAGTTTATAGAAATATTGAATATAATTATAATTATTATGTAGATTATATAACATTTGGTATTATTACTAAATCTATGAATGAAAATATTGATTTAATTATAAAATCAATAGAAAAACAAAAGATTCCTAATTATGAAATAATAATTGTATTTGATGAACCCTATACAAAAAAAATACAATATAAAAATTGTTATGTTGATTTTATTAATACAAAAATAAGAAAAGAATATTTATGTCGATATAAAGACTACATGCCTCATATCAATTCAACAAACATGAAAAAAATGATTTTAAAAAATAGAAAATATAATTTAATATCTAATGTATCTAGATTTGATAATATAGTATTAATGAATGATTATTTAATATTTGATAATGATTGGTATAAAGGATTTAAAAAATTTTGTAAAAAAAATACATTTGATTTTTTAACAAATAAAATATTATATAATAATAAAAGATATATTGATTGGATTTCGGCTGTTGAAAGAGTAAATAATAAAAAAAATAATAATTATGGTGCTTTAGTACCTTATAATATTACTTGTATTAAATCTATTAAAGAATATATGATTTATTTCCCATCACCATTATTAATTACTAAAAAATATATTTTAAATAAATTTATTTTTAATCAAGTTACATATCATACAAAAGAAAAATTTCAAGATATGAGTCCTGGAGAAGGATTAAAATATGATGCTATGGAACAAGGTTATGATATGAATATTAATATATATTCAAAATGCTATTTAATTAAAAAAAGTGTTAAAAATAATGAAAATATCCAAAGAAATATAAGAAAACATACTAAACTAATTAAAAATAATACATTAGAAAATATGAAAAATTTATGTTCGATTAATAGTATAAATAATTCAAATATAAAATATAATTATCCAAAAATGAATTATTATTTAATAGCTAATAATCCTGATAATATTCATTATTTAAATTCTAAAACTTTTTCAGAAAATGATGTAATTATTAGATATAATCGTAGTTTATTTGAAAATCATAAAAGTTTTAAAAATGTAAAAAAATGTATGCATTTTTATAGAAGAATCGGTGATACATATAATTTTAAAGGAGAACATATTTTTGATAAATGTAAATGTGAAAAAATTTTATTATCTGATATTTCAAGAAATAAAATAGATGTAAAAAAATTTAAACATGATTTTTTTTACGATAATCATAAACATTTGAAAAAAAATTTTATATTAAATAATAAACTAAGAGAGCCATATAGTGGAAGTATATCATTTGATTATTTAAAAAATAATAATTATTTTAATAAAAATACGAATATATATCTAGTTGGATTTAATCATCATAACGAACTTAATATAAAAAAACACCATAAACATCAAGGAACATTAGATGAAAAATATTTTAAAAAACAAATGAATGAATTTAAAAATTTAAAATATATTGATGTTACTAATTATCAAAAAATTAATTAATAATAATTAATATTCATTATTCACTATTTTTTTTATATAAACTCCACTAATATTTATATCCTTCTTTTTTAACTCTTGAATCATTACTTTTATTTGATTCTTATGTTCTTTCATTTCTTCATACATATTTTTTATCACATTTATTTGACTTTCATCATATTTCTTTTTTTTATTCACTTTCTTATCCACATACATATAATCCAACAGCTTACTTCCATCACTAGTTTCTTTATATCCATTTATTTTTAATAAACCATGATGTACTTCATCATGATGTTTTTTACACAAAACAACCAAATTACTTAATTTATCCTTAAATTTATTATATGAATCAAATTCATTTTGCTCTTTTATATGATGAGTATCCAAATATTTATCCTTTTTCCCACATATACTACAATTTTCCACAAACAATTTAGAATTATAATTTGAAGTTTTATTTTCTAATATTTCATCACTTATTTCCAATAATTTATTTCTTATTTTTTTAGCATCTTTAATAAAATCTTCATCATCAATAACAAAATTAGCTATTTCAATTCCATAATGCAACCCACCAGCACCATTTTGTAATTTCCGCCCATATATAATTTTTCCATCTTCATAATCTATACTTAAGTGTTTGCTATGAATTCCACTTAAATTTTTAATTTCATCTAATTCACTTAACTTGTGAAAATGTGTTGCCATAATAAAACTTACATTATTAGCATAAAATCGCAATATTGATGAACTTACTATTGATAATGCAGATGTTTCTTCTGTTCCTTTACATATTTCATCTCCCAATACAATCGAATTAGAATCACTATATTTTAATATTGACCTTAATTCATCCATTTCAACCACAAAAGACGACATTCCTTTAAATATATTATCATCTCCATTGATTCGTGTAAATATTTTTTTATACGGATAATATTCAAAACTTTCACAACATACATAAAATCCAATTTGTGCCATGACTATGTTTAATCCAACTGCCTTGCTTAAACTACTTTTTCCTACTCCATTAACTCCATACAATAAGATTCCTTTATTTTCTACACAATCTAAACTGATATCATTACTTATATATTCATAATCTTCTTGTATGATTTCAATAATTGGATGTCTCATTTCCTTACTTTCAAAATAACTTTTTCCTTCATATTTATCATGAATCAAAGGTTTTTTATAATTGTAATTCAATGCGCATTTTGCTCCGCATTTAACAAAATCTAATTTCATTATACATTTACAAACATGCTCAAATAAAGAACCAAATTTAATATATGTTTCATTCAAAAATTCAAAATATTTTTCTTTTGTTAATTTTTCTAATTTTACTTTATAATTTACTAAACTAATACTTAGCTTAGACAACTGATTACTAACAATTTTAATATTGGATGATGTATATTTTTTTGTTTCATATTTAGAACCTAAATCTTTGTTTTTTTTTAATTCATTTAATAATATTCCACTTCGTTTAATCGTTGTATATAAAAAATATCCATCTCTATCATTACTTTCCATTTTTACATAATCACTATTTTTTTCAATCAACCCCGATAATAATTTCATTTCATCATTAAAATATTTATATATAGCATCTATCTTCATTTGAATTTCATCAATTTCAGCATAATTTCCTTTTTTAAAAAACGAACCATTCATATTTAATAATCCATACTTACCACACTCATTTACATCTAAAATTCTTTGATAATAATCTATGAATTCTAAAAAATCTTTTGTTAGTTCTTCACTAAAGAAATAGTCTTCTAAACAAATATCATTTTTTATTTTATGAATTAAATCAGAAATATTTGTATAACTATAATGTAAATTTAAAAACTCATATGGATGTAGTTTTTCAATACTCATTTTACGATGTAAGCGTTCAATATCAATAATTTCATTTAATAATGTTTCACATGTAGTTAACATATTTTTTTCAATAAAATCTTCTATTAAATTATAATTCTTATTTATTTCATCCACATTTGTATATGGATTGTGAAGTATATATTTTAAATATCTTTTTCCCATGGGTGTTGATGTTTTATCTAATATATGAAATAATGATTTGTATTTATGATTTTCATTATTATGTGCTGATACAATATTTAACTGATATAAAGCATTATGATATAATATTAACTGTTTATCATAATTCCAAAATTCGGGTTTTTTTATTTTATTAATGATTCGCTCATTATGTTCATATGAAAATTCCAATAATAATAAATAACTAATTAATACATTTGGTTTTCTTTCTAATTCTAAAAATTCAATAACTGATAATTTATTATTATTTTCATTTTCATTTTCATTTTCATT